TTATAGTTAAAGGCAAATCAGGGGGCAATCCAAGTTCGCACCCTATAATATCACCTATAAAAACTAAAAAATACTCCCCGTTTTCTCGTCCTACTTCAATACTAACTTTTGAAGCTGTTTTTTTATTTATAAAAGAGCTTGTCTCTTGTTGTATATAATTTCTTGTTTTTTCACTTAAGCCACTTATTGTAATTGTTGCTTCATTTTGAGTAGGATTTGTAAATTTTTTACCACTGGCTTTAATCTTTAAATCGCTAAAAAATAAAGTTTTACCATCTAGCTGTATACCTACTCTTATTTTTCGTAAATTAATCATTAAAATACCCAAAATACAAAAATTGATTTACTCCAAATTTTCTATAATCTATATCTTCATCATTAGTTGTTGCAATAAAAAAATTACCATCTTTACATTTGTATAAATAAGGAATTATTGGAGTATTTGCTAATACTATTGTTCCTAAAACAACATCTATATCGTTTATTTTTACATCAGCTAAAGTTGTCTTATTTTTGCCTTGATAAATTCGTAAATTGTAAGAGTTTTTTTCATCTTCATAAATTAAACTTTGATTTGGAGCTATTGCTAAATTAATTTTTACTATTTTCATCCTACCCAACTTTTAAGTATACTTTGATTTTTCTTTTTTTCTTCTCCATCAATTTCGCTTCCTTGCTGTCTTCCTATGTTTTGAGTATCGCTATGCTTTGAACTTTTAACATCTTTTAACTCTCCATAAATAGGCTTTACATTTCTCCACTGCGAAAGCTTCATATTTATAGTTGCACCATCGAATATATCTTTGTTTTCGCAGTGTGGTATTTCTTCAATAATCATATTTTCGTAAACATTCATATTTGATTGAATAATTACTGCTTTATTGTTTTTATAATATGATAAAATTTTTGTAAATTGTTCTAAGTTTTCATCTTGTGAGCTTTTGGCTAATAATAAAGCAATTTCAATCTCAAGAGCATTTTCATATATATGGTCGTTTTTTGTTGTTCCATCTTCAACTTGGTACTTTGTTATTGTTTTACTATCTTTAATATCAATATTTAAAATATTTGTATTTGTAAAAATTAACTCTTTAGTTTCATTATCAAAAATCTGTATCATATATCAATTCCTGACTGGCTTTCAGCTTTTAAATTTTGCAGTTGACTTTTTAAATCACTGCCTATATTACTAGCTATACTTTTACTATCTACAGCTTGTGTTTGAATTTTAATCTCACCAATTCCTATATTTTGCTCTACATTTTTATTAGCATTTGAAAAGTTACTTATTGTTGATGAGCTTATATTATTAAGTGGATTGCCATTTGCACTTTGCACTTGTAAAGTAGCAGTTTTTAATATATTATGATTAATATCTTTGTTAATATCTATCTCTTTTATTTCATCGTCACCAAAACCAAAAAAACTTTTAACAGCTTCGTAACCACTTTTTAACTTATCAATTCCACCTATAATATCATTTATTAAGCCTGTAAATAGAGATATTATATTGTCTATAACACTTGATACGAAATCGTCAATATTTCTAAAAACTTCTAAAAAAGCATTTCCAAAAGCTATAAAATCTTCTTTGCATTCATCAAAAGCCTTGCTCCAATCATCCATCATTTTAGTTATTGATTGAGATAGTCCTTCGCACCAAAAAATTTGTTTTATAAATCCCCCTAATAAATTATCTTGTCCATCTATCCAAGCCCAAATATCATCTACTAATAAAGCTATAGCAGTTGCCAATGCACCAATTCCTATTGCTATTGCTAAAATTGGAGCTAGAGCAGTTGTTGTTGCAATCGCAGCTTTAATCATAACTGGTAAGTATAGTTTTGCAACAGCTACAGCTATTGCACTAAAAAAACCAATAATAAAAACTTTATGCTCATTTGCCCAGTCAACAATAGCTGAGAACTTATCAACAAGCCAAGTTATAGTTGGAGCTAAATACTGCATTATTGAGTTTTTGGCTCTTTCAAATGAATGGTTTAATTTAGTTTGAGCTTCACTATATTTTTTAGCGATTTCTATTTGTTTTTTACTAACAACCCCTAGCTCTTTTTGTTTTTTGATATTAGCTTCTAACTCTTTTCTACCTTTTATCATACTATCTAAAACTTTTTTATCTGAAATACCTAGTTTTTTATATAGATTTGTTGCTTGTACTTTTCCTAATTTCTCAGTAGCTTCTGATAGCTCTGTCATTATTTCTATCGTGTCTCTAGCACTTCCATCTGCATTTTTTAAAGATATACCTAGCTTATTAAAAATCTCAGCTTGTTCGCTTTTACTATCTGCCATTGCTTGACCAGTTGCCCTAAATACACTTCTTAGGGCATCTTCAGTGGCACTTGCTTCAGCCCCGCTTTCTTGTAAAGCCTTTGTAAAGGCATCTAAGTTTTGTGTTGTTGTTTGTATACTATCAGCCGTTTGAGACATTAAGTTGATTTTTTCAGCTTGTGCCATAGTTGTTGTTACTAATTTACTAGCCGTTTTATAACTAGCATAAAATCCCAATGCACCTTTTAAAAACTTACCTATTGTTTGCGACATTGCTTTAGCTTGTTTCTCAGCATCGCTTAACTGCTCTTTTATTTCATCAGTTGATTTTTTTACTTTTTTCGCACCTTGTTCGAAATTTTTAGTATCAGCTGTAAACATAGCAACGAATAAGTCTGTAAGCATAAATCACCTTTTAGTTTTTTTATTAGCACTAGCAATAGCTAAAGCTTCGTTATATCGGTTAACAACTGCTATTTCCCAAAGTATCATCGCTTCTTCCAAATCTAAATCATCTCTTAGCTCTTTATAAGTTGCTAGTTTTTCTGTAACGATGACAGAAATGAGCTTATCTGAGTTTTTATATTCGATGGGATTAAATCCTTGATTTTGTGTTGCACCCAAGCTGTGAAGCTTAGGTGTTGTGAAAAACCCAAAAAACTAGTGTTATACCTTAAAACTTCAATTAATGCTCGTAATAGTGCTTCACCATCAAGATGATTATCAACTAAAGCTGTTGTTTGCAATAATATTAAATTTTCATCTTTCATTATCCCTATATAAGGACTTACTAGTTTTGTGATCTCTTCAACTTTTAAAGGGTCATTTAATCCAATTCCCCCACCACTTAAAGATAATACCTTTAAGCAAGTTGTAGCGGGTAATTTTGAGATAATTAATTTAATCTCTTCGCTATCGCTATTATTAACTATTATTTCTACAGGTTTTTTTAATCTAGTCATTTTCAACCCTTATTCGTAGCTTTCACAAGCAAAGGTATAAACTTTGTTTGTGTATCTTGATGGGCTTGTTATTGATTTTTTAGGTGAGCCACTTATAAACTTACAATTATTAGCAATTGTTGAGCTTCCATCTGAATATTGAACCATTATAGTTATTTTCCCACCCATTCTAGCTCTTTGTGTTTTTGGTTTATGAGCTTCAAAAAGTAAACTCATATTCTTATCTTCTTCACTTGTAGGCAAAAGATTAATTGTAAACTCTGTTGGATTTGGAGTTGTGGCATAAACCATATTTCCGTTTGCATCCATAGAAGCTTCTCCTATTGTTAAATCAGAAAAAGCAAAGAGGTCGCTTCCATCTGCTGTTCTAGTAATTGAAAAACCTTGTGGAAATATCTTACTATCTTGAACTAATATTTTAAATCCTAATGCTGAAACATCCATTTTTTACTCCTTAAACCAAATTATGTGACCCAGTTACTTTTCGCACCCAGTCACCTTTTGCATAAATTAAAATATAATCTAAGTAATACTCAGCTATACCACTTTCCCCAGTTCGTTCTTTAATTTGTACATCAAACCAACACCCATTATTCATTACAACAATCCAAGCTTCATCATCGCCTGTTGCATCTGCTATTGCTAATTTTTGAGTAATAGTAAATGTTTTACCTTTTAAAATTGTTCCATTGTTTAAAGCTTCTTGAACAACTTCATTAATTACAGATAAACCTCTTAATTTTCCATCTAAATTAGCACTTACTCCCCTAGTTGATAGCATTAGATTAAACCAAACTTGCGTAAATCTAGCTTTCAACCACTGCTCGTTTGCATGTACACTCATATCAAGCGGAGAACTAGCTTCGCCACATAAAAAAGCTCTTTGAAAAAATCTAATATCACTTCCCGCACTAGCAGTTAATCCGTAGTAGTTAATTCTTAGTTTATCAAGCTTATTAGCTGTTAAATCGTTTGTAACTTGTTGCTTTAATGTAACTCCCGCTTGTCTAAACATATAATTTAATGTTCCGTTTGTTCTTGTATAATCAGTAGCACTTAATAGCCCCGCGGGTAGATGTGCTAAATATTCGCTTTCTTCATCTTCTAGCTCTAAGATTAAAGCTGTTGAAGATGTCTTAATTAAAGCATTACTAAACTCTTCTAAATTATCAGCCCCATTTGTAATATTTTCAATTGTAGCTCCTAAAGAGTCTAAACTTTGAGTTCGTTTACCTTTTACTTGAAGAAATAGCATCGAATAAACATTTAAACCCGCATTATAATTTGCTAAATCTATACACTCTTTTAAATCGCCCCTATTTAAAAAATAAGCACTACCGAAACTATTGTTTTTTGAATATGCACTAACGAAAGCTTGAAGCATTGATTGTTTTTTTGCTTTAGTACTTATTTTAAGTGGATTTGATAACCCCAGTAAATCTTCTAAAGTTCCTTGCTCAAATTTAATACTCTCTTCACTTTTAACAATAAAGTCTCCATTTACATACTCAAACACAATGTTATTATTTGAGATCTCTTTTTTAGAGTTTATTATTGAAGCTATCTCGCTATATGAAACAACATTTGAAAAATTTAACTTATCGATTATTATTGATGTACTATCTTCTTTTGTGATGGTTAAGCTTCCATCTTTTATTAAACTAAAATCTTCAATACTTGAAATAGTATTACTAAAAATTTGATTTTTTCTATCTTCAAGTATATGACCCGCAAATTGTATTTTTTTAGCTTTACTTACAGGAGCGGGTGTTGTTAATGCAAAATATTTACTTGCAAAATCGTACTCATCTCCTAAAGCAAAATAGCTAAGCACATCATTAGGGGTTGAAAATTCTAAAATTTCATTTGTTGCTAAAAGAGTGCTTGGAGTGAAAACCCTACAATCTAAAGACTGCATAGCAACAGCACTTCCACCAATTACAGCACTTGCTATATCAATATATCTTTTTTGAGAAATTGCCATTATTTAAACCTTTAAAATTTATTTAGCCAAAGTTTAAAGATTTTTAGTAAAATTAAGAAGTTGAATTTTTATATTATTGTTATTTTGTTAAATGTAGCTTGTTTTATAAGCTTGGTATTAGATATTAGCTCTTTATTAAATGATATCTTAAAATCAAAATTACACTCTAAAATAAAATTATTGCTTTCATCTAAAATATTTAAAGTTCTAATATCGCTTATACTTTGAATGCCTATGCCATTATTTTTCATAAGCTCTATAAATGTAAGGCTTCCAACTATACAAGCACAATTTAAAGCTAAATCAATAGGAGCAATGTTTCTTTTTTCTTCATCGCTAAGAGTTGTTAATAAAATAGTAGCTTCATAATGCTGTAACTCTTTATAGTTTGATTTATTATCATTTGTATTATAAACTCTATAAGCATTTCCAACTTTTCTAGGGTTTTGTAATGTAAAATATACAGCTGTATGTTGTTTGCCTTTTTTTTGATAATCATAGTGTTGTAAAACTGGAATTTGCAAATAGTTAAAATCGTCTAAACACTTTAAAAATGAGTTTCTAAAAATAGTTTCTATATTAGCTTGAGTTAAGTTCGTTTTATACATAAAAAACCGCTCCATCCATTAATATCGTGCCAATTTGTACTATTTATAATATCATAAACACTGCCTGAAATTTCTAAGTAATCAGGGCTTGTAGATTGATTTACTAATTTTAGATTATTTGAAGTATAAAAAGTTTTATACTCTCTTTTTATTTCCAAACCCAATTCCTGTATAGTTTGCACATCCACTGCTTGGAAACTTCCTATAATTTTTAAAGGTTCTTTATATTGTGCTTTTTCTTTTCCCCTATCATCTACAACTAACTTATCAAATCTATACCATAAAGCTGTTGTTTTTGGCAGTATAGATAAAGCAGTATTTAAAAGATTTTGCATTATTTACTCCTTTGGACAACATAGCTAATAGCATTAAACATTTGTTTAGTATCAAGCAGTGGATGTTCACTAGCTTTTCCTTTACTATGTCTTCTAGCTCTAGCTTTGATTGTACT